AGTAAAAAATATTCTTGATGAAGAGATGTTCTCAGGACAGATGAAAGAACTGTTCAAGACAATTGTATTTGCACAGACTAACTATGAAAAAGATTTAACGAAAGATGAACTATTTGCGTTGCACGTAGATAAGAACCCTGCAATGCCATCGTCAACAAAGAAAGATGTAATGGCAATAGTACATGCCTTGCCACCTGATGCAAACAATCACGACTTACAAATGGATGTAGTTAAAAACTTTTGGATGCGTGATCGTGCAAGACTGATTGGTGAGAAAGCAATTGGCATTTTTACAGGACAGGATGCAGACTTTGGTGAGTTGCAACGCATTATGGATACAGTTGAAGATGGTCGCATGGAAAACAAGACAACGTATACAGAGTGTGATCTTGATTTAGAAGAGTTGCTTGATGATGTAGCAGGAGAGCCTGACTTTCCTTTTGATTGGCATATTATTAGTGATGTGCTGCAAGGTATGTGGAGAGGTAACTTAGGTATTATATTTGCCAGACCAGAGGTAGGCAAAACAACCTTTTGTGCTTTTCTGTGTTCTAGATATGTCAAACAAAAAAAGACGATTGTGTATTGGGCAAATGAAGAACCTGCAAAGCTTGTTAAGTTGCGTATGATACAAAGTTATTTTAACATAACTAAAAAAGAAATGGATACAAATAGACGTAAGTACATACAGTTGTATCAAGAACACGTAAGACCTTACCTTCGTATCATGGATGCAGTTGGAACTTCTATTGAAGAGATAAATGATTTTGCACAACTAAATAAACCTGACATAATGTTTTGTGATCAGTTGGATAAGTTTAAAGTGCGTGGTGAATTTGGTCGTGGGGATGAACGTTTGAAAGAGATATACATACTAGCAAGAGAAGTTGCAAAGCGTAACAATCTTTTGATGTGGGCAATCTCACAAGCAAGTTATGATGCACATGATCGTGCTTTCATTGATTATGCCATGTTAGATAATAGTAAAACAGGCAAGGCAGGAGAAGCAGATGTGATCATAGGACTAGGCAAGACAGGATCGAGTGAAGTTGAAAACAATGTCAGACACATTTGTATTTCAAAAAATAAAATTAATGGTTGGCATGGCATGTTAAATTGTAACATCGATGTTGAACATGGAGTTTATTATTGATGCAAAAGATAAACCCAATAGCCAGACTTTTAATGATGGCACACAATAGACGTAGAATAATGCCAGATAAAAAAAAATTTGACAAGAAGAAAGAGAGACAAAAAAAATATGATTTACATGACACTAGACGTAGAAACAACACACAAGGAGAAGATTAATGGTGGACACACTCCCTTACCTTATTTTGGTAACAAACTCGTTAGCGTTGGCTATAAGTACATGGATAGTTTTACCTCTTACTTATGCTTTAATCATTCTGTTCGTAAACCTGACTTTAAAGGTCACGAGATACTACAGGATGCTTTGGACAACGTTGATGTCCTCATTGGTCACAATATCAAGTTCGATATTACTTGGTTACGTGATTGTGGGTTTGTATATAATAATCACCTTTATGATACTATGGTTGCTGAATACATCCTTTCATCCTCCAGACGTTGGAGTTTAGGATTACAAGCAGTAGCTGAACGATATGGTGCAATTAAAAAGAAAAGTTTAGTTGACGGATATTTAAAAGATGGTAAAACATTTTATGATATACCCTATGATATTATTGAAGAGTATGGTATAGCAGATGTGGAAGCAACTGAACGAGTTGCATTAAAACAGTTAGAAGCCTTTGGCACAACATTTGAGGAGTTATTTGGAGATGAAGAATCTATTGCCGACACTGCGTTTGTCGCTTGATATGACAGATGTTCTTGCAAAGATAGAACATGCAGGAATAAAAATAAATCTAGATACATTAAGTGACATACGAAATGAGTATGAACACGAACTAACTACAATCGATAAAAGATTAAAAGAAATCATTAGTGATGTTATGGGAGACACACCAATAAATTTAAACAGTGCAGATGATAGGTCTAAGTTATTTTATTCACGAAGAATATATGACAAAAATATATGGTCAAGATTGTTTAATATTGGACATGAAATGCGTGGTGCAACTCGTAAGACAAAGATGCGTAACAGAATGTCAAAGACTGCATTTGCAAAAGCTATTCGCAATAATACAGAAGTCATACGAAAGACAACAGGATACCAATGCTCAACATGTGAAGGTCAAGGTCGCTTAAGATTAAAATTAAAGAACGGACAGTTGGGTAAAGCAAATAGATTGTGTAAGTCTTGTAAAGCAACAGGCATGGTCTATGTTAAAAGTAAAGAAGTTGCAGGATTACGAATGTTGCCAAGAAATACAAAAGATGTAGCACAGGCAGGATTTAAAACAGATAAGACAACACTTGAGGATATGTTACCATCATTGGATGGTGCAGCAAAAGAATTTGTAGGGTTGTACGTAAGATATTCTGCTCTGCGTACATACCTTAGTACATTTGTAGAGGGAATGGAAAATAATGTTGATGAAAATAGTTTTATACATCCAGAGTTTATGCAATGCATTACTGCTACAGGTCGTCTATCGTCAAGAAATCCGAATTTTCAGAACATGCCACGTGGATCTACGTTTCGTATACGCAAGGTGGTTGAAAGCAGGTTTGAGGGTGGTACAATCGTTGAGGGCGACTATTCACAGTTGGAGTTTAGGGTTGCAGGATTTTTGGCAAATGATTCGCAGATATATACAGATGTAAAGGATGGTGTAGATGTACACTCATACACTGCATCTGTGATTGGCTGTGATAGACAAACGGCAAAGGCTGACACATTCAAACCATTGTATGGTGGCACAACAGGAACTGCAAATCAACAAAGATACTATCGTGCATTTAAGGAAAAGTATTCAGGTGTAACAGAGTGGCATGATAAGTTGCAACGAGAAGCCGTTGAGACAAAAAGGATTGTACTACCATCTGGCCGCACATATTCTTTTCCAGATACACAGTGGACAAAGTGGGGTACTGCAACTAATCGTACTGCCATCTGTAATTACCCTGTACAAGGATTTGCAACGGCTGATATATTACCATGTTGTCTTGTTGATTTAGAGAAAAGATTACGACCATATAAGTCTGTCATATGCAACACTGTACACGATTCAATTGTCATCGATTGTCATCCAGATGAGGAAGAACAAGTCATAGCAATTTTAAAGTTTTCTATGTTGGGTGTTGCAGCAGATCTACAAAAACGCTATAAAATCAGTTACTTAATGCCTGTAGAAATAGAAATAAAAAAAGGTAATAATTGGCTTGACACATCTGTAGTGTATCCTGTAGAATAATTTTATCGCTAACTTTCATTAAGGAGAAGTAACATTAGCAATTTAGCAATAGTTGACGACCAACTAGATAAAATGGTCGAAGCATTAGAGAATGATGATGATCAAGCTCTACTTGCATTAACTGGTCAAGAAGCCAAACCTGCCGATAACGAACTGGCGAAACTGGCTATTAACTACGAGACAGAAACTGATGATGGTCATACTCTTCGTAAGGGTGACTATAGAGTGTGGCATGAAAATCGGTTTCTTTATGCACCTGAGGTAAAGATACGCATATTCATACGGTCTTTTATGTGGAGTCTTTTTGATGCAGAAGAGGGTAAACCTATCTGCAACTCGGTGCAAAAATTATCTCTTGATGGTGTATTCAATGATACATTGGGGGGTGATAGATGTGGTCGATTGGTGAAAGAGGAAGCTGCAAAGCTTACTGACGATGATCCAAGATTGGTCACATCGAAAGCCGTACAGTGCAACCAAGTTATTTATGGTGTGTTGTCTGGCAAAATGAAAGAAGCTGATGGTACAGAGGTACAACTCGATAATTTACCTATCATCAGCTATTTCAAAAAGTCTGGGTATATGCCCATGAATAACTTCATAAGAGGTTTAGCTGACAGGAAAAAGATTATACCAAGAGTTGAGGTTAATCTTAAAACTTCTAAAGCTAAGAAAGGTTCTGTCACATTCTTTGTGCCAGTGCCAACTGAAGGTAAGTCTTTGACTTCTCTATCCGATGAGGATAAAATTTTAATAAGAATGTTCAAAGATACCATCGATGCTTCTAATGTTAATGTAATGCAAAAACATAATGAAGTCTTAAGAGGGAATGTGTCTGACGAAGATTCAGATCTCTCTAAAGATTTCGATGCTGCTATTACTTAGTATACAGGAGTTTCTAGACAAAGCTGGTCAGGGAGAAGTCGAACTCCCTGATCATCTTATCACAGAGTTTAAAGAGTCCTGCGAACTCGCAATTAGAAAACAATTTACAAAAAGAGAAGGTGCTAAACTAAGAATGTCTGGCATAGGTAGACCTATATGCCAACAGATACTTAGCCTACAAGATTGCCCTAAAGAAAGTTCGTACAATGATATAATGCGTTTCTTGTTCGGTGATCTAATTGAAGCAGTTGCCATGCTTGTCATTAAAGCTGCAGGAATAAAAGTTGTAGGTGAACAAAAACCAAGTCAAATTATATTAGATAAAGAAAATATTAAGGGAACTCTTGATGTTATTATTGAAGAAGATGGAGTGCAAAAAGTGTGGGATATAAAATCGGCATCTCCTTTTTCTTTTGATTATAAGTTTCGTAAAGGCTATGACAAAATAAGAGATGATGATCCTTTTGGATACATAGTTCAAGGTCATCTGTACGGTGAAGCAAACAAGATGCCTTTTGGTGGATGGATAGTTGTAAACAAATCTACAGGAGAATGGGCAGTTGTAGATGCACCAAGTGACATAGAAGAACGCAAGAGAGTTATTAAAGAAGCTAACAGAATTGTAAAAACAGTAAAGAAAGCTGACTTTAAAAAAGTAAAACTAAAAGATGATTGGGAAACGTATCGACAAGATGGTGAGATACTACGAACTAAAAACAGATTGATGCCTAAGTTATGCTCGTTCTGTGAATACAAAAAGCACTGTTGGACAAACGCAGAGTATGCAACCAAGATCACATCAAAAGCAAAGATGCCCCCTCAAGTTTGGTACACTCGATATGCACAGAAGAGGTTATAATGCCATTAGTATATACCGATAATTACGACATTGAATTTATAACATTAAATCCTCACATTGGTTTCTTGTATGTTGAGTCTCGTAAAAGTTTAGGTGGCAGCAGAAATATAGCTATACTAAGAGGGCATCTTAAAGGTATGCCTATCACATTAAGAGAAAACTATGCTGATAAGGGGTATTTAAAACCAGAGACACAAGCAAGAGACAAATCATTAGTGTTAAAAGAATTTAAAAATATTCAAAATAAATTATGGAGTCAGACTGTTATATGCCTTCCGATTACACCCTTTCAAAAAGAATTGGAAATTTTAGAAAAGTATTCCCCAGAAGTGGCAAAGACCTTATCAAGAAGAATGGAATACATAAGAGAAACTTTCTCATAGTGCCTACATACAGATCTCAATTTGAAAAAGTAATAGCCGTTAAGATGGCAAGAGATGGTGGTTCATTTAAGTATGAAACTATTAGGCTACCTTACGTTCCTAAAGTAAGACACTATACTCCAGATTTCTATATACCTGAGACAGACATATACATAGAAGCAAAAGGTAGGCTTACAAGAGAAGACAGATCAAAGATGTTATTAATAAAAACTCAACATCCTGAATGTGATATTCGTTTTGTTTTTCAAAATGCAAAAAATAAACTGTACAAAAATAGTAATACATCGTATGGTGATTGGTGTAACAAACACGGATTTGAATGGGCAGAAAAAACTGTGCCTAGAGAGTGGTTAAAAAATGAGTGATGAAGAAAAAGAAAGAGAAATAGAAAAGTTAACACTTCTACCAGATAGGTATTATATTATTTTAAATAAAGTAGATGAAGAATCTTTTACTTTAACTGCATACGATACAACAGGAGTATATGATACTAAGAACCCCTGTTCTGCTGCAGTAGCACAAGAAGGAATATTAGAAATGATTGACATGGATTTAACCACTGTGCTAAGATTAGGA